CCATTAACACAACCTGCTGCATTCCCTTGAATGCCCCTGCCTGCATTAACTTTTCTTATTAACGTTCCGTCTTTGTAATCAAACAAACTGTTTGCCTTAACGTAGATTTCTTTATCTGTCATTGCGATCTCCTAAACTCGGCAAGCCTCGCCAAGTGTTTAATTAAATAAGTTTTTATGTGTATGTTTTCTTAACGGTTACACAAAAGAACATTTATTCAAGATGATTTAACCCTTTTACAAGCAAAAGCTAGTAAATTTAAGATCAAAGGGCTAAAGCAGCTTTGCGGTTAAACTAATGCTTGTATCGGATATCCAACCTATCCCTTGATAACAACCGAGCTATCTAAAGGGGGCCATGTCTGGAGGGTCAACGGCGATCATTCTCGCTCATCACGCTCTTACGTTTAATTTCAGGAATTCCGTAAGCCTCAAGCCCAAGCATTATTTGCATTCAAAGAAAGGAGTTGGTGTGGACGCTACTGGAGTCTGTAGCTATACTTGCCTTTCTTCTTCTTCGCACAAGAAGTATACGCTCCATCAGTGAGCAATGTAAAGCCCCCGTAAAAGGGGGTTTTTATTCTAACTTTCTCTAGTTTCTAGCTTAATAAACTCACTTGGCTCAATTTTAAATATCTCACACAGTCTTAACATGGTGTGATACTTCATATCGGGCATCATTCGCAGTCTAGATGCGACCTGCGGCGATGTCATAAGCTTTTCAGCCAGCCTAGCAGTATTAACATCGTACTTAACTTGAGCTATTTTTAGGCATCTGCCTAGATTTGGTTTTGTCATCTTACTTTCCTATGGTAATCTAATGGAGCAAGGTACTCCCCTGCTTTGCACTCTCCTAGTTTCCCCCCTCGAAAGGGGGGGGTTTTTAGGTTTAGAACGGCAAATCATCACTCACTTCAAAGCCAGCAGTAGACGCAGCTTGAGCAGGTTGTTGAGCTTGAGGCTGACCACCGTCAGTATAGAAAACCTTACAATTCCCTAATATTGCAGTTTTAGCTGCACCTGCATCACGTTCTTCTTTGCTTAATTCTTGTGCAATAAAGCCATGCTTGCCAAATTTATCTTCTTCAGAAGTATTAATAAAAGTAGTTAAGTCTAAAAACAGCTTCTTTTCTCCGGTGTTTTCGTTAACCCACTCGCGCAGTCGTGATTTGTCGATTTTTAACAGGTCAATATTAATTCCAATACCTAATTTCATTTGTACTTCTCCACTTGGTTTTTAATTTCAATTACGGCGGCCTCAACTTCAACTGCCAATTTTGCTATAAACGTATCGTCACGCGGAACCCGCACTAGGACATGCTTCATTTTAGGGTGATAGGCAAATGCATCCCACCAATCCCTCTTAGTAACCCACATACAGCCCTGTATCTGCTGATAGTAAGCTTTAACTAACTCTTCATCGTTTTGATAATATTTCATCATAGTAGTAGCTGCTGGGCATTTAATTTCTATGCCCCCATCAGACCCTAACAAACCGTCAGGTGAGCATCCGAACTCTTGGCTGTCATCAAGAACAAAACCAACCTCTAAAACAATGCTATCAGTAATAAACTCATAAGCTTCTCTGGCTTCAGGTTCAAGCTCAGTGCCTCTAGCCATATGATCATTGGTGTAAAACGCCTCAGACTCGCCAGAAAGACGCTCTCCTGCCAATTTGTTAATGTATCCAGCCGATTGAGTCGATGGCTTGCCTTTAGCGGTAATAAGCTTGGAAAACATGCTTGCTGATGGTCGGCCCAAACGTGAAGCCAACCATTCATCACTTCCCTGCTCATCATTTAAGATGATCATTTCATTTTGCTCTGCAAAGCAGCCATTGCGCGATCATAATATTGAACCTGCATTTGATCTACGGTAGAGCATTTAAACGCTTTACAGAACTTTTCAACGTCACTGTTAGTTACTTGCAGCATTTCTTTAACCGTTTCTGCCTGTTGCTCGCTAATCTTGCGGGTGATGTCCTCACCACGCATCATTGCAGCTTCTGCATCGTCATCTGCGGTCGGAATTCCTGCCATTGACTGCAAAGCATAGCGTCTTGCATAGGTAATAGCAGAGCCAGCAGCTTGAGGGTCACGCTTAGTCATTGGTAAAACGTATTCTTGCTGTAACCACTGACCAGAAGTGTGCATAAGCATGGTAACAACCCCTACACATGACTCATCACTGATCGGAAATTGGGTATAACTTAGCCCGTTTTCCGAAAAAGGCTGCTTAATAGCCTTAATAATCGAGGTAAGGTCGGCATAGTTGGATTTAAAGAAAGGATTAGCCGAATCTTTGACCGCTCCCCCCATTTGCGCTTGAGCCTTGCATAATGCAGAAGCTAATTCATTAATTTCACTGCTTGAATTCATCGTATTTCCCCTAGTAATTGCTCCATCTCATATCGGGCAGCATAGCCCCTATCGTAATCGTTACCTTTTCCATCTTCATGCGCCACACCATCAAGGCAGTCCTTCTCGCCTCTTAGGAACATACCCGCATCTAGCTTGGGTATGGTTGCAACATGTTTATCAAACGCTTCTTGTATGTTCATTACACTAGCTCCACTGTATTGTAGCCGTAACCGTTATTTATAAGGCTTTCCTCTAAAACGCCAATTGCGGATGCTTGCATATGACTTTTAATAAACTGACTTACAGTTTCATTGGTTCCTAGATCTATGATGTAGTCTTTGATCATGTTTGCATCAACTTCTACGGCAAAAGAGATCCTAACTTTTTGCATTTTTGGTACATAAGACTCTGCTTCTTTCATTAGTAAACCCTTTGTTTTTTTGAATGTATGCACATTAAGCACTATTTTTAATGAATTAACAACTTAATTTTGGTAACCAGTACACTTATTTTAGATGACGCAACCCCTACACTTGTAAAATGACGCAACCCGTACACTTAATGCTAACCCGTACACCTGCGAAATTACGCAACCCGTACACCTGATGCTAACCCGTACACTTGGCCAATTTACTTTTGGGCGCATTTGGGCCGAATCTCATTTTTGCAAATGATAATTATTCGCATTTGGCGCTAAAAGTTGAAGTCATAAAACCGGCGCGGCTTTTCGGATAATTGGAACCGTTGGCCGGTTGCTGACTTCCAACCGTTTACGCCTAGGCGAATGCGAAAAACAAGGGCGTTGTTATCGCTTGTAATAGTCCATTGTTGCCGGTGTTGTTCGGAACAATGCCCAAAAAAGCCGCCCGCTTCGAATCCTAGATCAATCCCCGCCACCCTTTCGGATTGCATGGCCCTGACCTCAAGGCACTTAGGGCTAACGGTGCGCGTTATTTCATGGGGTTTTATATCGGTGTAACCGTATTGATTGGCGTATTGCATGGAGTATTCCCTTTTATTGGTTTCACGCAAAAAGCCCCAATTAAGGGGCGCGGGTGGTTTTGCATGTGGTTATTTTAGGCGGTGGCGGCCTTTATTGTGCTGTTTTTCAATATTGGCCAACGCAATAGCCAAAACCCGATTATTCTCTTTTGCGGCGATTAGATCGCGCTCTATTTCATGGGCAGTCATTGGTAAATAATCATCTGGCCGGTCTATATACCTATCTTCGGGTTCCGTTAAACGGTCTAAAAAACGGGTTAATGGGCGGTATTCTTCGGGCGGGTCGGTACGGTTTGGATCTTCGCAATGGTAAAACATAATAAAAGCCTTTTTTAGTTAGTAGGTTTAAAAATTGCCACTATTTCAGGCGGCAATCTCAAAAGCTGCTAAACCTCTTTATAATATGGCCGTGAATGCTTGGCCGATATAGTTGGGTATTCGTCTCGGTGTTTGTAATAGGTTATATGGCTATAATTAAAGCCGTTAGCGTCCGCAAATCTATAGGCCAGCGTCTGAATATGCTTTATTCCGCGCCCTCTTATATTGGCTATATAGCTCACCGGCGCTAATTCTTTATTCTTAAAAACTGCTAATCCGTGCATTATTCGCCCCCCATTAAAATAGCCTTCAATTGCTTAACTGTTTTTCCGGTCATTGCGGACAATTCTGCAAGGGTAATATTCGACCCATCGAAGTAGGCTTTTATATCTTCGTTTGTCATGATTTGCGCCTTATATGGTGATTGATTTAATTATGTTTGTTTTAAAACGGGCCTTCCTTGCGCCGTGAACTGTTATGGCTATGTTCTTGCTTGTACCATCGCAAAGCATGCAATCAATACAATTTAATCCTTTAGAATCGGCCAAGCATTCGATTTCGCTTGGCGCTAAAGCATCGCCAGCCATAGCTACGCGGAAAGTTTTACCTCCTAGCTTTTGATACTTTTCGGCCTGCTTTGGGCTATCGGCTGAAACTTGGCATAGCCCGAAATATCGGCTGTCGAAGTTTTTATGATCGGCTTGATGAGTATATCCAGTATGGCCAGAACCAAGATCGGCTATTGATTGCATTACGCCGAACGGAACGGCGGCGGGATCGCCGTATGCGCCAAGTCTTATCCTGCGCCCTTCAAAGTAACGCGCATGATCGTCATAATTAAATTCGGGATAAATGCCGCGCTTATATCCATCGAATGCCGCTCTCGGTGCATGGCCTAGATTCACATAGCAAGCGCCGCCGCCCGTCCCGTTTGGCCCTTTATAGTGCCGGTGAACGCAATTGCCGCAAACTGACTCGTCTGAACCGGTTTTACTTGCTTCAACGGGTGAGAGATCGGCGGCAATAATCCACGTTTGCACCATGTTGCCCGTTTTGGCGTTGCTGGATTCCATTGTTGCAATTACCAGAATAGGATCTCCGTTTAACATGCTAGGGCCGGAATACATTACAAAACCACGCGCTATTGATTTTGTCGCCTTTGTTGGCTTGGTCGATAGGTATCGCATTATTTAATTCCCATAATCAGCAAGGTAAAAAGGATAACCAAACCGGCGCAAAGAATGCCGGTTTCTATGTTGATACGCTTAATTTCGCGTTTTAATTCGGCTTTATTGGCCAAATATTTATGCGCGGATTTCTCGGTTACTTGGTTCAAATATGCGTCTCTTAATTTGGAGTTAGTCATTAGTTTGCCCCCAACTGACAGCCATAGCCATAATGCGCGGCATATTGTTTGTCAATGTTTTGACGCTCGCGGGCTGGCAATTCAACAAATAGGTCATAGCAACGCTGGAAAGTTTTTTCTGTTTGACGCTCTTTTTTAGTCTCTAGGCGGTCAATCTGCTTATCAGTTTCCGCGCTATCTAATTGCCTATCAAATGAGTCTGACAGATCAGCGTGTTTACGGTCTGCTATTAGGTACTTGTCAACATTCTTTTGATGGGCTGGATTAATAGCTTTAATGGTAAACGCCTCAATGGCTTCAATAGTTGGCGCTACATCGTGGGCTTTTTGGTCAAAATCAGCGGCGGCAACATCAATTGCCAGTGCCTTCAATTCGCGCTCAATAGCGTTTATCCGGTCTAAATGGTTAACACTGAACTCTTTAGAATATGAAATTAACTCTTTCACCGAATCAATGCCCGCCGATTGCCAAGTGTTCAAATATTCTTCTCGGTTTAGCTCTATTGTCTCGCCTTTGTAGTTAGTCGCGCTTATTGCTTTAGTTGATAATGTCATAATGTCCGCCTGTTTATGTAAATGATAATGATTCGCATTAAGGGCCACATTTCCGCGTTCTCGCCCAATGATGGATTATACCAAAATAATCAATCAATTATCAAAATAATATTGATATATATGCTTAAAAAATTGCGCTTGATTGGTTTACTATTGTCTTATTCATAGTTTATTCCTATTATTAAGGCATTAATTCTGTTTAGTTATAAGGCAAAGGGAATGGATTAAACTTTTAGGGCGGCGATTAGCCATTGAAAAGCCAGATAAATCGAACACTATTTAAACCGTAAACAGTAACAGAATCAGGAGCTTAACCCATGGGCATGATACAGAATATCAATATAAGCGATCGGCTGACGGACTGCGTTGCTAATGATTGGCTCGATTTGATTGAACACTTAGACGGAATAACGCTCGCACTTATGGACGTGCCTGAAGCTGGCCAGACAATCCGCGCCGCGCTTGTTGATTGGTGCGCGGAGGTCGATACCAGAATTGAAACGCTAGCCCGTGCCGATGATCCAAACGATAATGCAAATGATAATGATTCGCATTCGCATGGGGGGGTACAGGGGGGTCTTATCCGGTCAGAGGCCTCCGACCCTCTCCAAAATACGGCCAGCTTTTTAAAGGGTTGTGACGATAAGTTCGGCTGTGAGAGTTAATCTATTTTGTTGTAGCTGGCTTTGCTGTATATTGACACAATCTATCCAATAAGCTTTTAAACGGGCTTAGAACGCAATTTAGAGGCATATGAGATGGCTAAGAAAGGAAAACAAGGAGATGGGGGCGGTAACCCTGACAAAGCGTTAATTGTATTTGATTATGACATGACTAAAGAGTTGCAAGACCTAGCTAGTGTTTTGAATAAAGGACAGCTTGCTTCTTATTTTGGCATGACAGAAAGAACGCTTAGTAATATTGAAAAGAGGCAGCCTGAAGTTAGAGCGGCTTATGAATTTGGGCGGGCATCTAAAATAGCGGCTATGGGCAATAATTTAGTCCAGTTGGCTATGGATGGTAACGTCACAGCTAATATCTTCTACTTGAAGACTCAAGGCGGCTGGAAAGAAGAGCAAGCTGAATCAAATGCTCAACCTATTAGTATTAACATTATTCAACCTGCTGAATGAATACAATAACCCCTACTAGCCCTCAATTTGAATACATTACTAGCGCCGTTAAATACCCTGCTTTAGTAGCGGGGTTTGGTGCGGGTAAGACTGACGCTGCGGTTAACCGTTCTATAATAGGAAAGATCCAGAATCCCAAAACAAACAGAGGCTTTTATATGCCTACTTACGATTTGATTCGGATGATTGCCTTTCCTCGATTTGAGCAAGCTTTAGGGCAGTTGGGAATTGGATACAGGCTTTATAAGTCGCCCCTTAATTATTTAGAGATTACTGGATACGGAAGAATTTATTTCCGGTCTATGGATGCCCCACATCGTATTATTGGTTACGAGCATGCTGATGCTGACGTAGATGAGCTAGATACCATGAAAACTGAAGATGCGGCTTATGCGTGGCGACAGATCGTAGCGAGAAACAGGCAGCCAAAAGAAGGTGTAGGGAAAAACACTATCGGAGTTACTACTACACCGGAAGGTTTTAAGTTTGTATATAACACTTGGGTAAAAGACCCAAAGCAGGGTTATGAAATAATTAAAGCGTCTACAATGAGCAACCCGCATTTACCAGAGGATTACGTTCAAAGTTTAAGAGACATTTACCCTGCTAACCTTTTAGCGGCTTATCTGGAAGGCAACTTTGTTAACCTGCAATCTGGAACGGTTTTTAACAACTATGATAGAATTGCATGTAGATCAAGTATGACTGCGGACGATTCGACCTTAGTCCGTATAGGAATGGATTTTAACGTCACCAACATGTCCGCCGTAGCTTATATTGTTCACGGAGATAATTGGCATGCCGTTAATGAATTTAAGGGGATTTATGATACCCCTGCAATGATTAGGGCTATACAAGAGAAGTACCCTAATCACGTTGTCAGAATCTACCCTGATGCCAGTGGCCGCAGTAGAAAGACTGTAGATGCGTCTATATCTGACATATCATTGCTAGAAAGCGCGGGATTTGCCGTTTATGCAAATAAAGCTAACCCGTTTGTTAAAGATAGAATCTTGGCCGCTAATACAGCTTTTGATAAAGGAAGGCTGCTTGTTAATGATACTTTATGCCCTGATTATGCTAGATGCCTTGAGCAGCTTGCTTATGATGACAATGGTACTCCTGACAAGAAGTCTAACCTTGATCACTTGCCCGATGCGGGAACATACCCTATAGCCTTTGAAATTCCAGTGGTTAAGCCCGTGGCTGACCTGAGAGTCCGATTTGCGAGATAAAAATTATGCCAGTAGATAGCAGAAACCCCGAATACGAAGCAAACGTCAATAAGTGGAGATTAGTCCGCGATTGTGATGAAGGCGCTTATGCCGTTAAGTCTAGAGCTAAAGGTACTAACAGTGCTATTGGCCCAATGAAAGGTTCTGCTTACCTTCCGCCGCCAAACCCTACTGATGGGTCTGAAGATAACAAATTACGCTATCAAGATTATGTTGAGCGGGCTAATTTTGTCAATTTTACGGGTCACACAAAGGAAGGCATGCTTGGAATGGTCTTTCGTAAGCTTTCTACTATTAGCTTAGACCAATCTATTGACTACATGATGATTGACGCTAACGGTGATGGTTTGTCACTAGATCAAATGATAAAAGATGCGTCTAGTGATGCTTTAATGTGTGGCCGATACGGTTTGCTAGTTGATTACCCATCTGCTCCTGAAGGTTTGACTGATTATGAGGTTTCTTCGCTGTATTTACGGGCAAGCATACTTCCGTACCCAACAGAGTCGATTATTAACTGGAGAACCGAGAAATTTGGCGGAATTAAGAAGCTTTCTTTAGTTGTGCTGCAAGAACCCACACTTAAACCGTCAGAAGATGGCTTTGAGTACGAGGAATGCATGTATCACCGCGTTTTGCTGCTTAAAAATGGCGTTTATGTGCAGAACTTATATGACGAGCATGGTGAGCTAGTAATTTACGAAGATGGCACTTCAGACATCTACCCTCGGCAGTTTGACGGTTCATTATGGGATGAAATTCCGTTTTCGTTTATTGGATCAATTAATAATGACGAAACGGTTGATAAAGCGCCTTTATATGACATTGCTGAGATAAACATTTCGCATTACAGGAACTCTGCCGATTACGAAGAGTCTGCTTTCCTTGTTGGTCAACCTACACCTACTTTTTCTGGCTTAACTCAGTCTTGGGTAGATCAAAACATGTCTGATGGCATATCTTTTGGCTCAAGGGCAGCTATTTTGCTACCAGAAGGCGGTTCAGCAACTTTATTGCAAGCCAGTGAGAACCAAATGCCGTTAAAAGGCATGCAGATGAAAGAAAAGCAGATGGTTAAGATTGGAACTCGCATCATCGAGGACGGTGGCGGCGAAGAAACTGCTGAAGCGGCTAAAATTCGGTTTGCTGGGCAAAATAGCAAGCTTGGAGCAATTATTTTGAACGTAGAGTCTGCTTTTAAGAAGTGTTTGACATGGTCAATGATGTATATGGGCGGTAACTCTGAGCCAGAAATTGAAGTTAATAAGCAATTCTATGACGCAACAATTGACCCTCAGTTATTAATAGCTAATATGCAATTAATGGAAGGCGGTATTATTGCTAAGTCAGATGTCCGATATTTAATGCGGAAAGCTAGTTTAATTAGCTCTGACCGCACTGATGAAGACCTCGATAGCGATATTAGCAAAGAAAGCCCTGTTATTGCTTTAGATCAACCAGAAGAAGATGATACAGAGTTGTAAATCAATAAATTTGTCGATTT